TGGCCCAGACGCTGGCCCTGACGCTGGCCCAGACGCTGGCCCTGACGCTGGCCCCGACGCTGGCCCTGACGCTGGCCCCGACGCTGGCCCTGACGCTGGCCCCGACGCTGGCCCTGACGCTGGCCCCGACGCTGGCCCAGACGCTGGCCCAGACGCTGGCCCACTCAGCAACCAGTAATTTTAATTTCTCGTTTTCCATTGCGCGGAGTTCGAGGAGCAACGGATTGACGGGATTAAATGCCTCTTTAACTTTCCAGCCGGTAAGTTTTTGTTTCTTCCACGCTTTCAATTCGGCGCGGCATTCACGTTCGGCGGTCTTGGCCTCGTACCATTTTGGCACGTCAGTTTGATCGAGTTTGTAAATCCACCGTTTCAACGGCAGGGACAGGTTGTCTTTCGGTGGGGCAATCTCGACACGAACAATGTTTGGGCCACCTATGCCGTCGGCGTTCAGTTTATGCTCGCGTATTATGTCCTCGTGGCTGTCTGACGTTTTAGACCAATAGATTCGGTCTTTGGTTATTACAAATGATGCTGCTTTGCACATGATGCTTTACCCTTTCTTGTTGTTCCCCGCCCTCACCGGGGCGCGGTTAATCTATTGTACTGGATGACCCGTGTTCATTCAACACATGGAACACTTTATCTGCTGCACTAAGCAAAGCGTCTTCGTGTGTCACGATTATAAATTGGATCCCCAGTTTGTTGCTAATCTCTTTTAGCATTTGGCTGGCCCGGTCTTGCAAGTCACTTGATAGGAACCGGAGTGGCTCGTCCAGCACCATAATAGGTCTTGGCTTGGGTCGTTTCAGACTCCACAAAGCCACTCTCAGTGCCAGTGCCGCCACATCAATCACGCCCCCACCCACGGCGTCCATCGGGCTGAGCAGATTACCATTCTCGTCCTGGAGCAGCAGGTCGGCCTCGGAACGATTGCGCCGGGTCTCAAACTTGAGCACCATCTTGTAGGGGTTCGGGAACACGGCCTCCAGCGCGAGGGAGACCAGTTCGCTGATGTGGATCTCGAGTTGCTGCTGGGTGAGTTTGCTTACCTGTTGGATAATTTCCAAAGCACGGGCGATGTCTTCTTGTCCCTGGGTAAGTAGTTCCAACTGATATTCAGCTGCGGCCACTTCGGTCGCGAGTTGGTCTCGGCGACCAGCCTTGCGCTGGAGTGTGGTTTGGATTGTGTCGAGTTCGTTCATGTTAAATATATCCTAACAGCCATCCCACCCAAAGGAAGAATAAAATGGCTAATAAACTTCCTATAAATCCAGAGAGGTCCCAGTCTTCGTTCATCCTTCCATCTCCTTACGCAAGACTATCAACCCATCCTCAACCTGTTTCCTGAGACGTGCCGCCTGCTGTTTCATGGCCTCTACCTTCTTCTCCACCTGGGTCACGTCGTCCGAGCCAAACTCCTCCTTCAGCCGCTTGAGGAGGGATGTCAGTTCCCCTTCGATCCGGGACTTTTCCGACTTCGCATCCTCGATCCTTTTCTGGAGCGTGAGGAGTTCATTTACTGTTGATTCATTTTTCATTGGTTTCACATGCCTTCCATACGACGGTTTCTACTCCCTTGGTTTCCTTGTTCGTTTTGAAGTGTTGTTCAAGATTGGCCGTGAACGAGAGCCGATCCTCCAGTTGCCGTCCAGCACGCTTGATGTAGGTTTCCATACGGGCGTCCCTGCTTTCCTTCGCCTTGGCATTCGATGTGGTCGCCTTCACCACCCCCTTCTCGATGGGCAGGGGGATACGCGTGACCGTCCCGTCCTCGCTCCATCCGAACACAGCAGGCTCGAACTCGGCCTGATCTGAGGACATACGCATGAGGCTTCCGGGGTTACAAAGAACCATTTTCCCACTATTGCCATAAAATTGTTGATGGTTATCCCCCGTGAGAATTATATCGTATCCGGCAAAGTGAGATGTAACGGTTGACAAACTGTCCGCTTCCGCTCCCGGCCAGGGCTGTCCTCCTTTACAAGTCAAGTGATGCCACATCAGGATTTTCACCCCGTTATCCCCTTTCGGCGGGTTTTGGGCCTCCTCACCGAACGCCCACCCGTAAACAGCCCCAAGACACACGTTAGAATGCCCCAGGACGCGTTGTAATCCCCCGGACAGTATAATAATGGCTACCCCCGCCTCTGCGAGCGTTTGTAGGCCGGTCTTGCCTATCTCAGCGAGGTTGTGCTGGGGCAAATCGTGTTGCCCGGCCACCACCACCGTGCCGACCGGGATGTACCGGAGGGCGAGGCTGATCAGCCACGGCGATGGCTTCCATGCGTCAAAAATATCACCAGCGATTAAAAGTGTCGCGCCGTTCCCCTTGCACACATCGTGAATGAACTTCAGTTTCATTTCCTGCGCCGCCAGATACTCGTCCCGCTCACGGCATTGGGGCGTATCGTCCCTGAGATGCCAGTCGGCGGATAAGATCAGCTTGAACTTCTTTTTTACTTCCCGCACAGGGGACAGATTTCTGGAAATTGTTCGTGCCATTGCTTCTCCAATTTTTCTAATGTTTTACCAGTCCCTTGCAATCGAAAAACGGTCGAATAATACAACTTGACCTGCTGCTCCATCTTGTCTGCCTGGGAATCGTAATCCTTGAGTTTCCCTGTCATGTCCAGCAACAGGTCAAGCTCGGCCTCGGCGTCGGTGGTGTCCTTGACCTTTTCCAACCTGGTCCTGAGATGGGCAATCTCGGTACGGAGGGTTTCCCCTTTTTCAACCAGCGCCTCCAGTCCTTCCGCCTTCCGTTCCGCACTCATCAACACTGCAAGTTTATCATCACAAACGACAATGGGTTCGACCTTTGCAAGTTTGGTCTGCGCGTATGACAGGTCAATCTGAAGGTGCTCCCAATTCTCAACCATCTCGTCGAGAGCGTCTGACTTCCGCTCCATCTCCTTTAGGGACGCAATCATTTTCAACTGCCCGTCCAGCCCCCGGTACTGGGACAGCTCGATCTCCAGCTGCTGTTTCCGGCTGGCGGTCTCGGTCAGCTGGGAGCGGTTGTCCCGTGCCATGCGGTTGATGTTGACGAGCGTAGAGTCGATCTTGTCCAGGTCGGCCACCTCGTTCAGCGTCCGGGCCACCTCGCCGGGACTGGCAGACAGGAGGAAGGGAGAATCCATTTGTCCCTGCCAGCTGAACTCGCTGATGTTTAACGCCTGCGTGACGGTTTCGGGGACGCCAGTGCCGACGGCAGACCACTCTTGCTTCTCTTTACCTGTGATAAGAACGTAACGACCAGGTTCATGCCAAACACTTTCATTATCACCAAACAGTATTCCAACTTTTGTTTCTCCTTTGCTCCCCCACGACACGAATCCGTCCCCGAGCGGGCGGTTGGTGGCCAGCCACTTCAGGGCACGGACGATGGAAGACTTGCCCGAATCCGACGAGCCACAGATTAAGTTGACACCGGGATTCAGAATGAGGGAAGTATCGTGGTGTGACTGGAAAGACTGGATTGTAAGAGATTTTATCATTCTTTTACCTCGTGGTATATTAACCTGCCCACCCGGTCATATTCCCCATCCCACCGGAACTGTCGGGCCGGGGTGCTGCCAAGTATTTCCAATCCTTCCTTTCGCCAATCCCGCAAATCAATTTCATCAAGTAGGGGCACGTAAATAATCTGCCCATTCCAGTGGTGGGGCATTTCCATGACCCGCTCGCACTTACATCGGGTTATCAGCAAGGCAATCACAACCGCTCCCTCCGTGCCCACTCGGCCATTAAAACCCCGTCCGCGTCACCATGTTTGTCAATTAAAGCTGACAAGTGTGGAAACAGCCTGCACCCGATGTCGTGGCTGGCCCTCTTAAGCTGATCGGCTCCCTTGATTCCGCTCGGCAGCATTACCTTCTGCCACTCACGGCTGTCCACGTACTGGAGCGGGAGTTTGAACATCTCGAGCACCAGCAACGTCGCTTCCATTGCACGTAAAGCCGAGGCTGTGGCCTGGAACCGCATCGGGTTCACCATTGGCCTTTCCAAGAAAACTTTTACCAGTCCGCCACCTCCCCAAACATTTACAGTGCCGAGCGGGCAGTTTTCCAGTAGCAGTTCTCGAAGTGCCTGCCAGTTGATCCGAGTGATGTTGCGCTTTACCTTTGTGTAAGACAACTCGCTGCGGGTGGGCATAAGCAGCATGGTTGCCCGGCTCTGCTTGATAATCCCGATCGAGCCTGACACGCCGTTGTCGATCCCGACCCAAACCTTTTCGTCATGCAAAGATTGTTCCGTGTTTTCCAAGGCGGACTTTGCCATTCTGTCTATCATTTGCAATCCTCCCGCTGTGTTTTTCTCGGTGTTCCATCTCGACTTCAGAGTTTTTATTCTCCCATTCCTTCAGCTTATCGCAGATCCAGTGATGTCGACACTCCCCATCATTGCGCGGGTGGCGTGGGCACTTGTCGCTGTCGAACTCACCCTCGCAGGAACGTTCCTCGGCAGAACCGGTCCCAACGTCGTTTCTGCTCGCCAGTTCCGAAGGAACCGAAGCCAAGGTCTGAAAATACCTGCTGAACATTTTCCTCATCGAACGAATCCTTTCCAATGGTTAGGGGTCTGAGGCCGGGAAATGGCAGTCGTACTAATTGATAATTCATACGGAGAGTACGGCCACTAAGTTCTACATCTTCAATCAATCGTTTTTTCTTACCATTAGTTAGCTCGTCAACTATGTACTTGATTGCTGTTTTTTCTCCTACTCCGTATATGCCGATCACCCCGTCACCAGGACACCCGGCTATGGCCTTCACCGTGGCCCAGTCGCGGGCGGGTATTCTGTACTCTGCCATGAAGGCAGACGCCGTCATCATCTTGCCAGTGGTCAACAGGCGCTGGCCCTTGCAGTTGTGGTACTGGAGCAGCTGGAACAGGTCGTGGTCGCTCGACACCACCACGAAGGGTTTGGCGGGATTGTCAATCACCAACTTTGCGAGTAAATCATCGGCTTCATACCCAACTTCCTGGAAGTGATGGCCAAACCCCATCTTGGGTAGAATGTGCTCGTGCAGGGCGTTGAACTGCGTATGAATCATCATCCGCTCTGCCACCTCCTCCTGGGTCTTCACATCGCGGGACACTTTGTAGGCTGGGAACAGTTTTTTACGCAGACTGCCAGGGCCGTCCCAACAGAAGACGAGTTGATTTGTACGATAACGTTCGGCCAGCTGTAGGACGGTGGTCAGGAAGCCGAACGCAATACCACTGTCAAGTGACCCAGTACTGTGGTGGGCTCGGTAACCGACTCCGTGAGAATCTATAAGCAGGGTTGTCATATCCGACTCGTAATGCCAAACGTAGGATCGACCGGGTGGGACTTGAGAGCACCACTTCCCTCTGCTACTTCCGTACTTGACCCACCTCGTTGGTCGAACTCGAACCGTTTAGCATTGTGTTTCTTGACTCCCATCTTCTTGCCCACCTCGGGCTGGTACGGGTCTTTCGTCAACGCCTCCCCGATCCCCACTACCGTCCGGCACTGGGGGCACAGGTCGTCGTAGAAGCGTTTCAGGACTGTCTTGTATTTACAGCGTGGGCACCAGATTGGCATGGTCATTCCTTCCTTTCAAATTTTCCGCAGGTTTTTGCTGTTTCTATACTCTTTACAAATCTCTCCACGCTGTCACCGCCTTGATTGCTGATGTTTTCCCAACAGTTCATCATACAAGAAAATTCAGCATCGCTTCCTGGCGTGTATTCACTGTATCCAGGAGACCCCATGTCAAAGTTGAAATGTCTACAGAATAGACATGATTTTTCTATTAGCATTTCCATTCTCCTTTCAAATTAAGCGGGGTGGCCGATGTTGTCGTCATATTAAATGACAGGTTACTCTCGTAAGAGCTGATTATGTCAGCCATTCTTGAAGCGCCTCCGCCCCTCGTCCCCGCTGGCGATTTGTTTTTCACATCACAGCAACAGCTGCCCGAATATCCTCCCAGTTTAGGTTGTTTGAAGAACTCGTAGCGAAAAGGCAATCTCCTGTCATGGTGGAATTATTCTCGGAGACTTTCTTTAGTTTGCGGAACAAGTTTTCAATCTCCGGTTTGGGTTTTGACTGCCCCTCTCCTCGACTTGCTACGCCAGCCTGAAAGGCAAGTCGTTCTACACGTTCCAGAATCAATGCATCTTCCACATTCATCCTTCACCCTCCATATTTCGGTTTGCGTCCAGATTTGATTTTCTCCTCTATTTCCAACCACACGTCTTGGGTCAGCTCGTGCAGCTTACCGACCAACCCTTTCTCGTCTACGATGTCGAGCAGTTTCGTCCGGGTCGCCGTCAGCCCAAACTCCCCGGCGGTGATTCCTCCGTTGGCATTCTTGCTCCAGTGACCCTCGCTGACCAGGAAGTCAATACACGACCCTATACTATCCACGCCGTAGTCATACAGGATCGGCACGTCCACCTCCCGCACCTTCCCGTTGTACTTGTTTTTACTGATCTTGATTCGGGACAGGACACCGACGCTCCTGTTTTTATCATTCACCTTGATAGACAATTTCTGAGCCACAGCGAGCCACATTTCCACCGCTACGTAAAATGTTAGAGCCTTCCCGCCAGCCCTTGTTTTCCTTTGGAACGACATCGGGTCAATGTTATCGCGGGTCTGGCTCACGACAATTATTAAACTCTTCGTCCGCTTGATGTCGGCGGCGATCAGGCGCAGGAGGATGCTGGCCTGCTTGGCCTTCTCCATCCCGTATGTCCCCTTGGCTTCCTTGCCGGAATCGTGAGCCTTCTGGAGGTCGGCGGCGTGTTTCAGTTCCTCGTCGGTGGTCAGGGCGTCGAAGCTGTCCTGAATGTAGATGAACGGCTTGTCCCCCTTCAGCAACCGGCGGATGTTACTCTGGAAGTCCATCATGGTGTGGGAGTGGCCGGGTTCCTCCGGGTCGAGGGACGGGGGCAGGATGCGCTCGGCAGTCTTGGTCCCAAACAGCTTCTCGATGTTGAACTCGCTGGCAGCTTCGGCGTCGTCGTAGATCAGCAGGTAGTCGTCGAACGCCGGGTTGTGGGCGGTCTCGGCCAGGGTGGTCAGGCACAGGAATGTCTTGCCGCTGGACGAGTCGCCGATCACGTTGACGATCTTGCCGGTCAGGTAGCCGCCGTCGTGCCGGTCGGACAGGGCCAGGTTCAGCAGGGCCGAGCCGGTGGGGACGAACAGGCGGTCAGGTTCGGGCGTGACAGGATTGTCATTCTCGGCGTGGTCCACAATCTGTTCAGTAAGTGATGCTCGGTGGATTGTACGTTTTATCATACCCCCTCAAATTCAAAAGCCTTTTTGATGATAGCAGAATCTTCATTTCGACTGGAAATTCGTAGTCCTGTACTTTCCCCGAAAGCTGTATATGTCATACCTTTATGTCCGATATAAATATGACATCGGCCAGCAGAAATAGGATCAAATCCTCGAAACGCAGTATGGGGAACATTATCTGGAAATATGATAGGCACCTCTGTATCGTTATGGCTTACAATAATGTATTTCATCGTCAAAACTCCAGCCCGGTTTTTTGTCACCCTTCAGAAACCGGTGCCATTAAAACTGAACTCCCTAACCAATGGGTGACCGATGACCCCACTGGCAATCGTTATCCACGCCGGATGACCCTGCGGCCAGCCGGGGCTTCTTCCTTCGCTGCGGGCTTGCCAATCACCCGACGGGCAACCGGCTTCTCTTCCTCTTCTTCCTCGGCAGGTTCCTCGGCGGCAGGTTCCTCAGCCGGGACGTCCTCGTCCTTGCCTGACCCGCCGCAGATCGGGCAGGTCTTGCCCTTGGTGGTCTTGCCGGTGCCCTCACAGGCGGTGCAGTCGGGCAGTTCCGTCTCACCCTTCTTTTTCTTCGCGGGCATCTCCAGGCCGGGGATCTGGTCTTCCTCTTCCTCGGGTTCCGCTTTCGGCTTGGCCTTCCCGATCACGCGACGGGCAGGCGCTTCCTCGGCAGGAGTGTCGTCCGTGTCTTCCGGCACCTCGTCCCCACCGGCCTGGAAGATCTTGTCGATCTCCTCGTAGGACAGGATTTTCATTGCCTTGTCCAGGTCCACCACGGCCTCCAGCGCCGACGGGTCAATGTCCTCCCGGTCCACGAAGTCGATCCGACCGGCCTCGACGAACTTGCTGGTGCCCATGCTCTTCGACTCCCAGCGGACCTTCAGCGTCTTGCCTCCCGACAGCTCGGCGAAGGCCGCGTTGGCCTCGTCTCCCTCACGAATCTCCTCCTCCAGCTTGCGCCCGAACAGGAACGTGCTGATGTCGAGGACCATGACGGAGCCGTCCCCGTCCTTCATCACGACGTTGAACAGCTCGCGCTCCTTAGCACGCAGGGCGTCCACGACCTCCTCCTCGGCGTTCGGGTCCTTCTTGAGCTTCTGGTGCTCCTCGCAGATCGGGCACCGCTTGCCGATCGTGCGGGGGCAGATGAGGAACTTCTCCTCGGGGCCGACGTTGCGGTGGGCCAGGTAGTTGCGCTGATACCACTGCTCGCCCTTCTTCACCTCGGGGTGGTTGTCCACGCTGACGACGTACGGCAAGATGTCGAACTCGACTGGGCCTTTCTCGGGCTTGTAGAGCTCGACGCCTTCCGGCAGTTCCAGGGTGTCCAGGCCGCCCAGGTTCCGGCGGGACTCGGCCCGCTTGCGGATGCGATCCCGCATTCCTTCTGTCTTTCCTTTAATCACGTTTCCCTCCTTTGTTGTTCTTGTCCTTCCAAAAGTCGAACCACGACCGAGCCGCTCCGTGCGCTCCCAACCTCGCCGCCATGTACACCCAGAAGAGTGTAAACAGCATGAACACCAATGATCCGATGGTGAGCTGGAGTGGCGAGGCGTCCATTATCATTTTGTCCCTCCTTTCAAGTCACAGAACAGATGAGGCGTTGGCTTTACTCCTTAGCGCTTCCTCCGGCTTCACAGGATTGACTTTTACCCATTCGTTCCACACGTAATGGAACCCACCCCGATGTTAATCGCTGGACTCGGAGCACGTCCCGCCCGTCGCGTCTCGGGCCGATCTGTTCTGCTAATACTCTTTTGCTTGTTCCCTTATAATTTTAATACGCTTACGCAATTTAATGAGAAGCAAATCTTGTTTGATTACCTCTTGGCGTAAACGGTTTATCCAATCTGCTGCAATCCAGCAGGTATGACCTTGAACGACAACAATTCTTTCAGGAGCCCTTGCCGGAATTTCTTCATTTGGAAACGATTGTTGCCATGCGATAGTTTCGAGGTTGGTTAAGAGTTCTTTTTCTTCTTTTGCCGGTTTCCTTTTCACTTGTCCTCCTCAAGTTCCCCATATTTATTATTCATACGCATACGGGTGGCGGAAACAATGGCACTTTCTTGAATCATATGGAGGCGTTCTGTGGCTCCTCTTGGAACAATCTCATCGCCTTCTCTGTTTATTTCTATCCCTGTCCAGCCGGGTTGACCTTGAACGGTGATGCGCTTTGGGTTACGAAGTAAAATAACTCTTCCGCTTTCTAATTTAATTTTTGCAAAGCGAGCTCCTTCTATTTCTGTTATAGCAGATTGAGGATTCATAGGAAACCTGGGATCACCAGGACCTTCCCACGATCCCGAACCAGGCCCTCCCTTTTTAATTACGCGTATGAATTTTTCCATAACCATCTCCTTATCGTTTGATCTTCCGTTGCGGTTCCGCTCCCGTCGCCACCTTTACCTTGTCCCGTGCCGACCGGCGTTCCGCATCAGCTACCCATTCTTTCCCGATTTCCCTCGGGACGCTGGGCCCGGCAAAATAATTCTGGCCCTGCAACCGTACCAGATTCTCAAGTGCACTTTTCTTCTGGTCCAATGCACGGACGGCGGCGGACATCACCTCGAGCTCGTACTGGGCCACCGCGATCTCCTCCCGCAGCTTAGCGCACTCGGCGTCCAGCAGGATCACCGCCTGCACGCTGGCCTCCGTCACCTTGTCCAGGCCGTACGTCGCGGGGTTGGAGCGGATCTTCAGCCCCAGCCCGGCCACCTTCACGTCCAGGCGTTCC